AAGTGCAAATTTTGTCCCAGAGAATCCATCTGAGGGCGGATTCCAATACTGGGATATTTACGCGAGGCCAAATAAAGGCTAGTATTTACATTCATGGAAGTAAATCTTAGAAACGCAGAATTGCGAATCAGTACGCCACTAGGACTGGATAGGTTTTGGCTGCGTATCAATGATGATAATTCTGGAGTGTTTGATTCGGGCTTAGATAAATATCCATTCACGGCAGACAGTCATCGCGTCAACGACGGACGTGTGACTATCGACGTTGAAATTAGCGCTCCAGTCAGGGAAAGCATTTCTATGGAGTTTGACTCGACCTGTTCAAACGGAATCATAAAAGTTGGCAATTATCCACCGCTAAAATTCGAAGTTTATGGAGGCTTGCAGTGACGTATGGCTCTGTCCACCAAATACAGATAAGTGCTCTTGACGAAAGCACAGATGACTTACTTGGTCCGCTGCTTGGTCATGTTTGTTTACATGTGAACATTGCAACCAAAACTGGGTATTTGCCGAAAACCAAGCCCCTTTGGTCATGGGCCAGAACTGCAAAACATTTGTATGAATTGCAACAGCTACACGACATGTTCAGGGGTAAGAACTTTGCCGTAATAGGTTATCCATGTAATCAGTTTGGAGAGATGGAACAGGGTACGGACAGGGAGATATTAGAAAATTTAAAAACAAATTATCCATTTGTAACTTTTCCTATTACTACCAAAGTTGACGTAAATGGTCCAGCCAAGCATGCAGTCTGGAAATACTTGGGAGGAGATGAAATTAGAGCGGTAGATGACACCGCTGCAGACACGAGTAAAACGGCTGCTACTGGTCAAAATATTGCCGGAGGCTCGATAATGAGAATTCCAAATAACTACGAAAAATTTCTAACAAATAGAGCTGGAAGAAATTATTGGAGATTCAACTGGGGCGATTCACCAATCGGCCCTGCAGTTGCTGTCGGCAGTCCGTCCGTAGTTGAAGTGATTAGCGAAATACTATGAATGAAATAATAAATCACGGGTATGGAATAGTCACATTCAAGAATGCACACAGGGTTAATTTTGCCGAGATGCAAGACAGGTTGTTGAGACTTGAGCAGGAAGCAATTGAATCAAACTTCACGATTGTTTACGATGAATCAGGGAACCCAATCCACGCAATCAATGAGGGCGGGTTCATATACGGCTTAGACGATATGCGTCGAGCACCGTTGCGTTTGCAGAAACTTGGAGACGACTGGTATAACGAATACGAAGCAGTGCTGTATGACTGCTTATTGAAATACTTAGAAATATTTCCAGCTCTTCTACCGTGCCTGTGGTGGAAAAGTGTCGGACATATCTTGTCATATTCTGCTGGTGGCTCTCTTGGATTGCACTGCGATAATGACGTAAATTACAAATATGGAAATGTTCCAGACGAACAACACGCAACAAGAAATGTTGTGAGTGCCATCATTTTTCTCAATACAGCAGGTAGTGACTTTGATGGCGGGTCAATGTATTTTCCATATGCTGATGTTGATATCATTCCCTCAGCGGGGGACGCTGTATTTTTTCCAGCCAACTATACGGCTGCTCACCAAATAAACGAGGTAACCAAAGGTAAGAGATATTCGTATCTTGCTTGGTTCGCTCAGGGCTCAGAAGACGCAAAGCACGGAATAGACCCGCAGGCCGCCGCTAGTTCCAATGGCGGTCAGGTTTGGCTCCAGAGCGTTCTGGGAGACTATGATAAGTACATAAACGCCAAATACGGGGAAACACCGCCACCACATCTTGTAATGCACAGGAGTAGAAGCAATGACCACTACAGAGTTTAATAGCTCAGCCATGGAGCATCTTGGGTCTGGTGTATGTTTATTCAAAAACGCAATAACTCTCGACTGGGAATGGACATATCGCACAGTAGAGAAATTGGTTGGCGAGGATGTCGCGGATATGTACACGCCAACCGTACATCCAGAAACAGGAAAACCAGCGCTAATAAATAAAAGCGGCTACATATTTAGCGATGACACTTTCATGGCAATGCCGGGGAGGTGCTCTTCTGCACATCAAAGAAAAGACCCACAAATCAAAGAGTTTTTAAATGCTCTAGAGAAATCAAAAGATACATACTTGCTTCAATATCTGGCAAAATTTCCTCTTGCATATAAAAATATTTGGTGGAAAGTGAAAGGACATATTGTTCGATATGAAGCACAAAACTCTCAGTACCTAGGCGTGCATTCCGATACAAGTGCTGACTATGTTTATGGGTTCCCTGAGCCATCAGACCAACTGGCCACCAGAAACACTGTGTCGTGTATTGTGTATTTCAACGATTGCACAGACGACATAGATGTTGTCACTAATAATTCTTTTAGTGGTGGCCACCACGTATTTGATGGTTTGGAGATAACTTATTTGCCCAAAAAGGGAGACATTTTAATGTTCCCATCCAATTTTATTGCTTCACATCAGGTGACCGCCGTAACGCGTGGTTCCCGCTACAGCTATCTTGGATGGTATTCACATGGGAGTCCCAATATTCAATACAATGAAGCAATCGTCGACCCAATAAAAGAACCAGACCTAGCCCAAGTAGCGACAAACGTTTATATGCCTACACTTAGGGAAGATTTCCGCGAGTATCTTGAAATAAACAACTACGACCGCAGCTCGCTAGCTTTCGCGCTGGTTCGAGCCGGATTCTGACATGCGCAAAATAGCTCATCTTGGCAATGGGATAATGATGTTTGATGGATTGATTGAGGCAAGTCGCACTGATGTTCAGCGACTGATTTCTGACATTGAACAGAATGTCGCCCCAGAAGGCTATGAGACAGATGAACATGGCAGAGTTTTGAATAGCGGGGGATATGAGCATGACCAGCAGCAGCATCGTGATATTGCTCCATTGCGCTATGTAAACACAATGTTCAATGGAATATCGCAAGAAAATGTGGCAACAATTTCAAGCCTAGAAAAAGCCATATACGATGCCGTCGTTATGTATTGCAGACAATTTCCAACCGCAATGACATCAATTAGATGGAAAACTCGTGGGTATATGATTCGGTACGACGAAGGCCATTCAATGGGTCCACATTCTGATGCATCGATTCCATACGGAAATGACAACTTTACGCCGTTGAATCAGCAACCAGTGTGCAATACGTTAACCTGCACGATTACGCTCAATGATGAATTCACTGGCGGACAAACCGGATTTAGACCGTGGGGTATTTCCGTTCCAGGAATTTACGGACGAATTCTGGTATATCCATCAAACTTTATTGGGTGCCACGAAATTTACCCAGTAACAAACGGAACAAGATACGCATATTTGTCTTGGTATGGTCATGGCGATATACCTGGAGCAAGCCCAAAATTGCCGTCAACCAAAGAAGAGATAAAAACGTCTTGGCTTAATTCGTCTTCGTATATAGACTTCGGTAAATTCTCGCAAGAGGTTGGGGTTCAGTACCAGCCGCTTGCGCTAATTGGAAGCATCCCTGAAAGGTAGCAGCACGCCATGGAAAACATCGGGATAATTTCGCCAGGGAAAATGGGTAGGAGCATTGGCATATCACTCCAAGCAGTAGGTCATAAAATATTTTTCCCTGCTTATGAAAGAACAGATGAAACGATTGCTTCGGCACTCAAATGTGGTTTTACAAAAGTGAACAATCTTAATGACATCAGTCAGATTTGCAAAACTGTGATTTGTGTTGGCACAGGGAGCATCGCATTTGATACGCCCAAAGTCCTTTTTATGGATGCAAAATTCGAGGGTTTATATATAGACCTAAATTCTCTAAATGGTGAAGATGAAGAAAACCATTGGCGAACAATTATTCAAAATCTCACAGACAATTACGTCGAGGGCGCGATTAGGGGCTACCCATTTGATAATATTCGAGAAACAAAGCCTGGCACCCACTTAATGCTTGTGTCCGGGGATAGGGCAAATGACGTTTATGGAATATTCCAAAACACAATATGGAGTGTTCAATATTCTGAAACTCAAGCTAAAATCGTAAATCGATATATGGCTGTTGCTGAAAAAGCAGCCGAGAATGAGCCCCTATACCAAGACAAGAAAACTCCCAAAATCATGGCATGGGAGCAGTCGTCATTAGACCTCATTGCGGATAAGTTTTATGTAGACGGTAGAACTGGCGCTGAGGCGATGATAGAAATTTGGCAACAAATTAATGATGGGAAACTCAGAAACATTTGCGCAGAATTAGGTTTCCCGGAACATCTAGGGTTCATCCACGGGATAAATAGATTCTGCAAAAATCTAACCGCGAATAAGCACTTGCACAAACAGCGCCCAGAAGATAGAAATGTTTGGCACGACCCGGAGGTGTTGCAGCATGAGCAAAATATCGCATGAAGCAATACAGCAATTCGGATTTCAAGTAATTGAAAACGCAATAGACATATCGCTAATAGATAGATTTAATACACAGTATAAAGAAGTTACATCGTCAATTCTTGAGCCGTGGAAGTCATATTTGCCATCCCGGTCAGAATATTTGCAAGACGAACTAATAGTCGATTTGATACATCCGCAAATGTTAGATGAATATGCCAAGTCGATAAACCGTAAATTTTCAGTGCATATGGTCGAAGCAAGAATTGGCTCCTCCAACATACAGTGGCATAGAGACTTTAACAATGATATTGAACAATCCAATCATAGGTACGGTGGTCTTGTGCCAAACGGAGACCATTACTATGGCGCAATAATAGCCCTAGAAGATTTTGGTCCAAATTGCGGTTCATTTGAGGTTGTCCCTTATTCCCACACATTGCACACCGACCCATCAATTATCAACTATAAAAATTTGATGGATAATCCGCGTGTTTGCTACGAGTACTACGAAAAACTTGTTGCCGAAAACATGGCAAGACTCAATACAAAAACGTACAACTTTAAAGCCAAAAAGGGCGACTTTATAATTTGGCACGGCTTGGCAATACACCGTGGGAAACAATCAGACTTGCCGCAAGAAGATTGGGTAACCGATAAATCAACTTATAGAAACTCATTATTTTTTCACTTTTCAGTAGTGAATGACGAGGAGATGAATAAAGTTAGCCAAACCGTTTATGTCAAATCTAAACGAGGCGACAATTTATATCTAAGTAATATGAATTAAAGAAGTTCAGCCGGGTATTCTTTTCCTCGGCTAAGTGTGTCCTCTTTTACTTTTGACGAATAATATGGTTTTATTAAGCCGTTGTCGCCTTCTAGTGCGCGGTTTTGATAAACCGGGTTGGTCTGCATAATCCCAAAATTGTCTTTTCCAAATTCTGCATGCTTCGAGTAGATTGCAAAATCGTCATAAAAATTATCAATCCAGTGCGGCCTACACCAATCATCACAGTCTTCCGGCTCACTAACATTTATCAACACTTCAGGATGAGAAACTCCTTGTGAATAAAACTCAAGATATCCGTACCTTTGCCCGTCGGTCACGGTGTGTACGCCATGTGTAGCCATAAAATTGCAAGGAAAAATAACAATGTCACCAGTTTTTGCTTGATGGGTGATATCTAGGTACGGGAAAAACAGCTCACCTCCCGTGTAATTGGTTCCATCAATCTTTTCCGGAGAATCAACACAGTCATTTATGTACAGCATCACTGCTACCACTTGGCGCATCTGTACCTGTCCCTTTGGTATGAATCTTTCTCCGCCAGTTGCCCTGTAATTGGAGTCGTTGTCGTTGTGAACGCCCAGGTAGTCTCCCTTGTCATAACGAAGGACATGGCCTCGACTACGCCACCAAATCGTTCCCACCACAAACGGAAATCTGTATGAGTATTTTAGTAGGCATTTGTATATTTGGTCTTCCCAGTTTCTGAATATATCTGCTATTTCTGGCTCAGTCGATTCTGTTACTGGCTGCAGTACACGAACCGGAACCTCCTCAATTTGCTCCAGCGAAAACTTATTTCCATCTTCATTCACGGCATAAGTCTGCCCATCAAGGTCTTTGTGATATTTCCAGCGTTGTTCATGTGCGGCTTGCGCGTGAGCGTCAATCCACGGTGCCATGACATCACGTTTTACGTCAACCGCATTTCTAAAAAGAACAACACCACCACCAAGATGAACGTCGTCAAATCCATCGATTTCCAATACTTCTTCTCTGCCAATGCGAGGGGTTGACGCGGAATAAATGTTCATCTTAGTTTTTTACTCCTGGGGTTTCACTACTGGTTGCTCTTCGTTGCAGCATGCGTCTAGGTAACTTTTCATCTTGTCAAGTTGTTGGGTGAGTTCAGTGGACAACTCGTTCGTGCTCCACGAGGAAATAATGAAATTTTGATTCATTGCTGGCACCTTCAATACATCTGTAAGCCGCTCTGGCTGATAAGCAATTATCCCCCCTGGTCTTACTTCTACTTTGTTCCCGTTTAGAGACAGATACACACTCTCACTCGTGGTATGACCACCCAGCCACACAATTGCCACAGTTGACATTGGTGAAAAATATGACCCGACTGGGGTAAGTGGTGCGACCGTGTCAACTTCTCGAACACCAGCAAACATGGCCGAAAGGTGCAATTGGGAATCGCCACCCTTATTGACAAAGTCCTGTGTTTTGCGATATATCTGCATGGAAAGTCGCTGCAGTGCATGGGATGAATATCTCTTGTACTGAAGTGTGGTGAACCATTCAGCAAATTTGACACTTGGGGATGGGATTGATATGTAACTCCATTGCTCGTCTGCATTCAGTATCCACGAAATGTATTCGCATTCTTCTGCGCTGAGGAAATTGTCTTTGCGTTGAATATTGGATTTTTCCATATATAAATACTAGGACATGTCGTGGAACTGCACTGATGCGACTTTATTCCTTGCCAATGCCATCAACTCCTTGTACCGCTCAAGCGCCGGGTTCTTGGTCCATGTTGAAGAGATTGTGTATCTCGTAGTTCCGGAAATTTTGGTGACACCGTGAAGGTGGGAATGACCGGCGTCATGCGCATACAACATCCCGGTTTTTGGCTGAACCTGTAACCCGTAGTAGGGGTAGAAAGGTTTACCGCCCGTGTAATCATCGTTGAGGAAAACAACACTTCCAGCAACCCTGTCTAACCCCTCCACTTGGTCAATGTGTGTCATTTGCCAACTTCCAACTGGCCATCTCACTATTCCAATTTGGTCCACGTATACTTCTTGACCGAACCATTCTGATATGGTTCGTTTGATTCTGTCGTGGATATCCAGAGCAATTTTTTGCGAAACCAAACCAGCACTTGGTCTATTCTCCAACATCCCAAAAAGTGGACAATTTCTATCTTCCCAAAAAGGTATTGTCGGTATCCACCAGTCTTCCGATTCTGTGGCAAGCCAAATCAAATAATCACATTCATCTTTTGACAGCAAATTGTCCTCGGTGAATATCTTTGGGCTTTCTGGCTCATCAACAAATTGATACGGAAACCCACTTCTGTCCATGGTGTGGAGGGGGCGTGGCTCGTTTGTTTCTTGATTTACAAAGAACTCAAAATTCTTGTATTGAAAACTCGTTTTATCAGAAAAATCAAACATCACCATTTACCCAGCGGACACGAGGAATGAATTAGTTTTGTCTTTAGTTTCATAAAGCATCCGCACTCTTTGCATTGCTTGGTCAATTTGATGAGGCTTGGACACTGCTCGCATATCTCATAGCGACGCTTGGCAACATCATCGGTGGTGTAATTTTCCTTGTCCAACATGTCTGTCGGTCTCACCGATGCTCCGTTCTCCAACTGGGCAGCTCGACGCTTCTTGTACTCTTCCCATGCGCTCATGCAATTATTCTCCTTCGCCTTGGTCAAAGGCGGCGTTTTCGTTTGCAATCGTTGCGAACACCGTTTCCTCCAAAATTATTCAACTGGTGGATGAAAGTTTTCGCCGTCAAATGTCCAACCCATGGTATTTTTCCATGCCGGCGTAACCATTACCTTGTCGTCCCCGTGCAATTCTATGATTGTCGGATTTGACGACAAGCAGGCAATGCTTGGCAGAAAATCAGGATGCGCAGATATTGACATCTTGAAGCCAACCTCCCCATCAACGACGAATGCAAACGTCCTAAAAGCCTCAGGGGCCGCACTCGGTGTATCGGTCGGTGCCGGCTCGGTTATGCGCATGGGTGAGAAAAATGCCGGAATTGATTCATCGCTCATTTGTTTTCCTCCGTTTGTCTACGCCAAACTCTAACATATCTTGGTGTTACGCACATGATGCATTTAGTGCCAGACTTGCGCAACAGCCATATCCGCAAGGATGGACGTATTCATCATAACTACCAGTGCACCCTCCATTGCAGATACCCGCGAAGAAGGAGCAGTTCGTGTGGTTGACTACTCTTTGTGTGTAAACAAAGTGCGGCATTGCGCATGGGACAGCGGCAAGACACGTTGCACAGCTTGGCGGCCCTGGCGGCGGTGGCGGCGGCGGTTGCGGCGGCGGTACCGGAGGAGTTACACCGCTGGAATAGCCACAACAGCCCTCCCTAAATGCCCCATGGTACCCGCCCTCCCCGGTTGGGCAATATTGGCAATAGTAGAAATATGAGGCTTGTCCGTCGCAGGTGCACCCATTTGCAGGACCACCACACGGTGTGGTTCCCATGCATGGAGCACATTTCTCTGGACCTGGAGAATAGTTGCAACCGCATGGTTTGTTGTCGCACGGTACCTGGGGGGGCTGTGGTGGCGGTGGTGGCGGTGGGGGAGGCGGTGGTGCCGGTGCCTGCGGAATAACGGCACTGGATGCTCCAGATGAACTGTTAATCCCATAGCCACTTATCGTCGTCACGATAAACGTATAAGACGTTCCATTGGAAAGACCAGCAACGGTTATCGGCGATGCGCTACCCGATGCTGTTGCTCCGCCAGGGCTTGCTGTGACCACATACGTGGCGACACCCTTGCCGTCGTATACGGGTGGAGTGAAACTTACGGTTACCTGAGCGTTTCCAGCAGAGGCACTTATATTTGTTGGGGGACCAACATACTTGCCGCCACTGGATGTATTGCCAGGAATCACGACTCGCTCAAATCGCCTATCAGCAGCCAAGCGTTCGTATCGGCACATTTCAAAAGTGTTGCCGAAGAATACCGTGCTCTCAAGAATTTTCCTGGCGTAGCGTAGATATTTACCGCGTTAGACTCTCCTACGATTTCCAAGGTACCCGACCCATACCTAACAAGATGAATTTGTGCACCTTCAGGAAAATCCACAGTGGCTTGCAAGGGAACTGTAATAGTTCTACTGCTTGAGGAATTCATTTTGATGAATTTATTCTTATCGGTCAGCACAAGTGAATAATTTGCAGTCTTAGTATTAATCGTTGCGTCAGCAATCTTGCCAATTTCTATAGCGGCGTTTGCGCTTATGTCAGCATTGACGATGGTTCCGTCTGCAATTTTTGCTGATGTTACGGCCTCGTCCGCAATCTTCGCCGTGGTTACATTGGCATCAGCAATCTTTACTGTGGTTACATTGGCATCAGCAATCTTTACTGTGGTTACATTGGCATCAGCAATCTTTGCTGTGGTTACATTGGCATCAGCAATCTTTTCTGTGGTTATGTTGGAATCAGCAATCTTTACTGTGGTTACTGCGTCATTTGCGATTTTCGCAGAAGCTACAGCACTGTTTGCAATCTCTGTTTCGGTTATCGTTCCAGCAGCTATGTCCGCCGCAATTACTGTTCCTGGTGCAATTTTGTCTGAAGTTACTGAGTTGGCAGCAAGTTTTGCAGTTGTAATAGTGCCGTCGCTAACAACAAATTGTTCCGAATCCTGCCATGCGGACCCGTCATAAAATTGAATTGTGTTGCGAGGGGTTGTTCCGTCTGATTCAAATTTTACAAAACACAACATACCCAGTGATAGTGCTGGCTTCCCCGAGCCACCGGTAGAAACGGGAACACCATCACCATACGCCGAATCACGGGCCGCAGGAGTGTTGTAAACGGCTACAACCTGATTCATGAGATAGCCATTTAACTCTTCTGCGGGCAGGGTGTCCCCCGGAAGGAATAATTTGATACCTAAAGATGGCATAGTTTCTCCTTATGCATTTTACTATTCATGCGATTAACCCAACGGGAATCCGGTATTTAGGACCCCAAGTGTTGCATCGTCAAGAGTAAATACAAATTGTGCTTCTGATGAATGAGTAATTTTGTAGCCCATGGGTCTTGCTTTTTCTGCTGCCGATAGAACCAGGTAACTGCTTTCACCGACGCCAGTAACATCGTCCGTCTCGTTGACAAGGGTTTTAACCCTTATCGCAAACGGGTCACCACCAAAATTTTGCGTAAGGGCGACAACACGTGTTGCTGTTTGATTATTTTTTGTTTTTATTAAAACTTGCTTTATTGAATTAATAATTGAGCCTCTTGTTCCAGAATTGCTTCCAAAACTTCTTGTTCGTAATTGAAATTCCATAAAATCTCTTATGCTGGCAGCATTTTCAAAATAATAATCACCGTTTTTGTTTTGAACATTTTGTATAACATGTTCACCAGTGAAAAGCGAAAGCCAAGGAATATAGTCATCTCGAACGTAATTTATATCGGTCATTACACTATTTGTCCAATATTCCGGAATCCAATCCGGATTTTGCAGTTGGTCTAGTTCAAACCCATACAGCGAGCCATATTCGAGTCTTGTATCTCCAATGGCATGTGTCAATGCATCAATAAATTTAAAAAATGGAAAAGTTGGATTTGAAGACTGCGAATCAAACTCCCAATAAAAGTCAGGCAAATATCTGCGAATTAACCCAATCATTGGATTATTAGCAAACGCCAAATCATGTATTAAGTGTGGACATGTAAAAAATATTGGATTTTGTCCGTGTCCAGAAACATTTATTTCAATTGTTGCTGTGTGATTATCCTCGTCGTCTTCGACAATTGATGTATGTGAGTGAATAGCGTTGTATTTACCACTTGAGAGAGATTGTGTGTATGGGTCTACAGAGGAATTGTCATCAATATACAATTTGGTTGACGTGATTATTTGAGAAGAACATTTCAATTTTGCATTAAAAGACAACGGTCGTCCATTGTCGCTCAAATATAAAGGAGTGCTAACGAGTCGTATTTTTATCGGTTGTATAGTGTTTGGATAAATTACAAGAACATATCTAGATGAAACAGAAAAATTTTCAGATTGAACCTCTGTTGTAATTTCTTGATTCTGTAAGTCAACGGCTTCCCACCCGGTTTGCAAATCAGACAAAAGAACTTGAATACCAAATTCGTCAATTTTTAAAAATGCGTCAGCGTTTGGTAAAAGATTAAAAACCTTTGGCATATTTATTCCAAATCCCAAATTTTAAAAGTTAAATCAATATCTTCTGCAGCAATTATTGGAAGAGTTCCCTTGTTTAAGAACAATATGTCATCGCCATGTTGGGGTAGCCATCCCGTTCCGCTCCTAGAAAGAACAAGGTCTTCCACATATACAACACCAGGAATTGAAGCAATCAAAGAAATCAATTGATTTTTGCGTATTCTATTCGTATTAAAGGGAAACGTAGTTGGATTCAAATAGTTGATAAGTGTTCTCTCAACAATAAATTGAACTTCTTCGTTATTGTATGTTTCGTCAATAATTACTGTTCCAGTTATGCCAAAATTTACAAGAGTTGGGTCAAGAATTTTTAACGTCAAACCAGCAACAGACTTTCCCCTGACATCATTTAGAATTTGCGATTTTTGTGTAGAAGTCAAGAAATCATTTAGCCCGTAAGCAAAAATTGCAACATGTCCAGTCGCGTCAATGCCAGTGTACGCAGAAGCGGTTACTGTAGTGCTTGCAGTATTAGATGCTGTTCTATTGAATGAAAACGTTGTATCTCCTGTTGCTATTATTTCATGAGTGCCATTGAATGTTGTACTTGCTGAGTTATTTAAAACTTCGATTTCGACAACATCGCCAACAACATACAAATGACTATCAACTGTTTGAACAGTTGCCACATTATTTGTTAAAAAAACCTTGTTTATTCCTATTTCTCTATTTACTGTTATATTTTTTGCTTCCTGTAATCCATTTTTTGTCAAATCATATGTCCGCACCCTGCTTATTACGTCCGGATAATTTGTCAACAAATATGAATCAACCTGACTTGATGTTGTTATTGCAGAAGTAAGAGAGCGAAGATATGTGGTTGACTTTGAAAGATATTCTTCGTCTGTATCTGCGTTTATTCCATTTAAGAAATTATTTGGGCTATTTGTAACACACGACTGAATAGGCAACCCAGATGAATTTATTTCAAGTAAAAAATCATCAACTAGTGGTGGAATAACTCCGCCCTGTAAACAAACAAGTGTTGTCGAGGCTGACGGAAAATCTTGCGATATTTCTAGGTCAACTTCATCAATTATTAACTGTTCCACTGTTTGGAATCCAATTTCAATGATTTCATCTTCAAATGAAGATTTATAAGTAAATACAGTTCCGGCAGGTATTGCTCCTCCGTCGTATGTGTTTAGGGTAACCGTTGCGTCGACAGTGGCAAAAACTGCTTCTTGTCTAGAGTATCCAAGCAGTGTAACAATTCCGGCCATGAGCCTGTCTGGTATTCTGTTTATTGCGGCAATATTTAAAGAAGATATATACGATATTGCTTGAAATATTGCGTCTTCTGGTGTTCCTGTTCGAAGATTGAATTCAGGCAAAGCAAGCCTTGCCACCTCAAGAGCGTCGCGATAAATATCACCAGGCTCTTTATCAAATATTTTTAAATTTACATATTCCGAAAAATCTGCAGGCATGACTATCTCTCTTCTATTTCAAAAGAAAATTTAACATTAATCATTGAATTATTATCTTGTTGTGTAACAACCTCGGTTACTCTTACCTCTGGAACGTATCTTGCCGCATTCAAAATAAACAAACCTTTGTCTACGGTTCTTAGTGTTGGGTCATAGGAGCCAAATTGCGGAGTCATCGGGTGCGTCAGTGGTTCGGTCAATATGGATATTGACAAAAGCTGTGAATAATAATCAAATTCTCCCTCTTTTAATTTTTTTAGCCCAGTTGAGTCAAACGCTAGGGGAAACTGAATCATGTCCATGGCTTTAGTCCGTTTGCTTATATGTTTGTAGATTTATATTTCCAAGTTGCACCTGAGCTCTCAATGCGTTTATTTGAGCCTGCATTTGGTCAACAAGTGCATTAAATTTTTCTGCTCCTGTAAATATGTCTTTTTTAATATTTTCTGCCCCCAAAACAACTGCTTTATTAAAGAATTCATCAGTAAAAGTAAGAGTAATGGAGTCCTTTTTGGACAGCTTGTTTCTTTTCGTGGTTCCAATCGGCAATATTGGACCAAAACTTGTAATTCCCAAATCGCCAATGCTGACCATTATTCTTCCAGATTTGTCAACGCTCAAAACAGAACAAGAATAGAATCTTCCGGGCTGTAATGGATGTGAAGATGCTTTGTCTGTTGCAATAACATCTGGTTGCATTCTTTTCTT